CTCCCTGCATTTAAAAAGCTTACAGACAGAGTACAAAGAGAAGCTAAAAGCGGATTCATTAAAGCACTAGACGGACGGAGGCTTACTGTTCGATCAGAACATGCCGCCTTGAACACCTTGCTACAGGGTGCAGGAGCAATCGTAATGAAGAAAGCTTTAATTATATTGGACGATAAGATAACTAAACACGGTTGGGATGCTAAGTTCGTAGCTAATGTACATGACGAATGGCAGATAGAGTGCCACGTTGATGATGCAGTAGCGGTTGGCGAAGCAGGTGTACACGCTATTAGAGAAGCAGGGTGTATGTTTAAACTTAACTGTCCACTGGACGGAGACTATAAAGTCGGGGAGAACTGGAGTGAAACACATTAAAAAGTACGCAGTATATGGCGATGTATATGCTTCTGAAGGTATGTATATACCAGAGTGGTTTTATAGAGGAAATTTTTATAGATGCGAAATTTTCATAGCAAACCACGGAGACTATCACTATGACTACGAAGAAGTAGTAGGAGCTTGGTCTATTGGGTGGTCTGAGGAATATCTTGAAGGAAGATATGATAGCATCCCAGACGAAGACGAGTTTAGAGATCAAAAAATAGATGAACTTATAGACGAAGAACTAACAGACATAAAAAAACAACAAGATAAGTTTAATGCTAAGTATCGTCCTGACCTACAAGGAGAACTAGAATGAAACACATTAAAAACTGTAACCACTGTGAGTTACTATTAACAGCAGATAACTGGTGCGTAGGCAATGTAAAGAAAAACAACTACATATGTAGGAAGTGTGACTCAATAAAAGGAAAAATAAACAGGCTAAAAAGATTAGCTAAGACTATTGGTCAGCTTGCGTACCGTAAGTATAACGATATTAAAGACGGTCACGTTTATATTATTTCTAACCCTGCATGGGAAGGTTGGTACAAAGTTGGCATGGCTCTTGATGCAAATGACAGGTGTTCAGGCTATCAAACTTCTTCTCCCTTTAGAGATTACATGATAAGATACTCTAAATATTTTAGTAAACGAAGAGAAGCCGAAAGACTTGTACATAAAACACTAAAAGAAAACAACATTGAATATAAAGGGGAGTGGTTTAAAACAGACCTGCTCACTATACAAACTATAATCAAAGACATAGAAGGCGTGTAAGATGCAACTTAATACTTTAGTACCTGACATCTATAGTCACTTAGAAAAACTATCAGACGGCACACCTCTGCCGCTTACAGAAGAAGATATAGATAACACACTAGTAGGGATGCGAGAAGCCCTGATGTCTTGGGCCACACCCAGAGAACGTGACAGTAACTTCACGGTTCGTATGTCTAACGTAGGTAAACCTGCTCGTCAGTTGTGGTACGAGAAGCGTGATCCGCAGGGTCGTGGCGGTATTGATGGGGCTACGCAGATCAAGTTCCTGTACGGCCACTTGCTTGAAGAGATTGTGTTGATGCTTGTACGCATGGCAGGACACAAAGT